TTCAGATATGTCAGGAGTCCATACACCTATTAACCTAGCCTTCTGTGTTTTATCTGTTTGACTTAAATCATTACCAGTAATGGTGGTGTTTCTATTTACACCTAAAGCGTCTTTCCAATTACCGTTAGCACCAAAACGCCCCTTATCCATTTGAGCAAAACTCATGCCATTAGGCATTATAACAGTCATGCCTTCGACGTTACCATAAGTTCCTAGAATATCATCTACAGCTTCCCACCCAGCTTCTTGGTTATCTGGATCAAGAGATAGAACCCATTGATGTAAACCTTTAGCAAACTGATCTTTAGCATAACCTGTAGGATTTGTTTTATTAGCAAGTACAGCTTGCTTCTTTAACTTTAATACGATATTAGACATTTTATCGTTTATAGTTATGGGAGTACCATCCTTAGCAAGTTCACCTTCTAGATTCCATGATAAACCACCTTCAGCATTGGTACCCATAGACATTGATATGTCAACTGGTAGATTGCTAGTGATCTTATGTATCTCTTCGTTAGCATTATTTATTCTAATACGATTACCTTCTTGCCAACCAAAGTCTGTATTCCAACTATCAATTTTATCGTTTGTAACCGATGCAATTAATTTAGTATCAATACCACCAACTTGTACTCTTCTAAAAAAATCAAGTTTATTTTGTTCTAGGAAATGTTTTAATTTTACTGGATCGTCACCTACATCAACGCCTGAAAATCTTATCTCTTCACCATTCGGGCCAATCATGGTATATTTTTCTTCCGAATCAGAAAGATTAAGTTTTAGTTGATTTCTATAATCAGCTAATTCACCTTTAATTAATTCCCTAAATATACGAGTATCACCTCGTTTATTTAACTTTCCAAGTAAAGCAGCATATTCAGTATAACCTAATCTTTCAGCTTCAGCTTGAAGATCAGCACGTCTATCATAAGTATCATCCGACTCATTAAATAAACTTAGAGCTTGGTTCTTAACTTTAACCTGCTCTTCGTAAGATAAAGCATTATATTCTGCAATAGCTTTATCATCATCCATCTCAGCTTTAACCTTCATTGCATTAGGAACGGTTTCACTGAGAAGTTTAGTTGCAGCTGGAGTTACAGTTTTCCAGAAATCTACTACTTCTTTATCTTTAGCAGCTAGATTCTGGTTCCATTCGTCTAATGCTATACCATATTCCCTACTTCGTTGACTCCACTCCTTCATCATGCCAGCGTCTCTGGCTTTGTAGGCTTTGTTTTCCTGAGCTAACCTTTTAGCTGGATTGTCTACTTGCCGTCCTTTGTATTGGACTTCACGGGTTTGTCTTTTGTATTCCATAGTTAACTTTTCCAACCTTCTGGCATATTACTAAAGGTACTAAAACCAGTACCTATTCCACCACCTACTGCGCTGAATATTCCACCCATTAAGCCAAGTCCAGATGGACCTTCTACTTTAGGTTTCTTAATTGGTGCAAAGGATGCCATCTGTGCTACAGGTGCTCCAGGAACCATACCCATTGCTCTTTGATCAGCAGAGTATTTATCTAAGCCGAATCCAAATTCACTGATTCTGTATTGCTTATTAGCATCTCTTAATGATGCGTTGATTTGGGCTTCTTGTCTACCCAGTTCTTTTTCTGTATCCATTAATGCTAATAACATTGATTGTCCAGATTGTTGGCTAGAAGCTAAAACTGTTCCTTGTGCTTGGATTTGAGCAATCATCTTCTCTTCTGCTTGGAAAGATGCTTCTGTTGTTTTCTCTTCTAGTGCTTGTTGTGCTGCTATAGAAACACGGGTTTGTTCTAATTGATTGATCTCTTTTTGCTGATATACAGCACGTTGAGCTGCAGAATGAGCTGCTAATTCTCGTTGATATTGTTGGAACTTCATTTGATCAGCTGCTTTAGCTTGATTCATCTGATCTCTATATGTAAGTTCGTTTATGTAATTTTGCCTTTGGGCAGCTGCTTTGGCTGCTTTATGTTGTGCTTGAGCTTGCATGACCCCTCCAACTGCTTGGACGGCACCTGCTGCTATAGCTAATGGGTGGCACATAGTTTTATAAACTCTATAAGAGGGACACCATTGTAAACTTTATAGCCTACAAATTTAAACTTTAATAATTTAAGAAGTTTAATATGACTTTCATTCCGCATATCTGCCACATTGCATAAATAAGGATTAGGTAGAGAATCTACCCAGCGTCTTGCTTCCCGCACAAATGTATGGGGGAACTCTGTGCTGGCCTCAGTACAGAGCATCCATATAATATTTTGGGGGGTTACACCCGCCACTCCAGCAGTCTTGCCGTTGGGAACCTTAAAATATACACACTGTCCAGATGCTGAATTAAAGTAAGACTGTACGCATACAGCTTCAGCACGTAATCCAGTTGTTTCTTCTACTTCACGCCTATCTTCATGGCGTAAGTTCAACCCCACCTCTAGAGCAAGCTCAGGAGTGCAGGGTTGTATGTACTTACTTTCGTGCATGTCTTCGTTGGTTATACTTACCATCCCAGCTAGCTGAGATTAAAGCGGTGGAAAAAGGATCTGGTATTTTTACTTGTAATTTATATTTTTCATTCTTTTTCTGTATAGGTACTCTTACTGTCTTGATTAAACTTGAAGGTGGTTTACCAAAGTCACTGTCATCTAGTTTCATACCAGATTCATACTGAACGTAATCATTCATATCTGCATACTTAGATGATAGATGAAATTCCATTGGTCCAGAAACACCCATTTCAAAATTTATTCCAGAAATTCTTAGGTCCGCATCTACATCGTATTTACCAGGTTCTAGAGCCAGATAGTAATTAGGTAACTCTACAGTTGCTGTGTATCTATATCCAACAGCTACAGTCCAGCCAGTCATATCAACTCCTTCAAACGTGGCTTTATTAGTACCTACAGAAGTAGCTTTAACCACCGTACCAGCAACATCATTTCCAGCTGTATCGGTACCAGAAATAGCTACAGCATAAAAATCATCAGCTGAAGTTGGAGTATAAGGTATGGTTAAATCAGTAAAATCTGGCCCAGTTACAGAACCTCCTTGTGCTGTATAATTAATAGCAGTTGGTATTGTCATATTATCAAGACAAACTTCAAACCATCTAGAAGTAGTTAAAGGTGATCCTACTGTACCTGAACCTAACGTATAGGTTCTTGCAGCTGTAGCGTCAGCAACATATTCATATCTATTAAGCACATAATCAGAACCTTGTAATGTTACAGTATAGAAACTACCTGCTGTGTAACAACAATGTCTTAAAGTACCTGTAAGAGTCCAGCTATACCAAGCAGATTGATCTCTACGATCACCTGAATCAAAGAATTTATAGTGATATACCTCTGATGTACCTGTTTTACCAAATGTATTTATACCAATAGCAGTAGAATTACATGCTATATCTATAGTTTTAGGTAAGTATTCAGGTACAACACGAGTCTGTTCAACAATTTTTGGTGGTACATCATCGTCTAAAATGGTTGCTTCATAGGCTCTAGCATATGCTGAGACAGCTGAAGTAAACATAACAGAGGTTCCCATGTCAACAGGTGCTAAAGATTTTTCAGTTTCATAACTAGATACTTTCTTTAATCGTGCTGTTTTTGGGCTAAATATATCAGATTCAGTAAATAATAAAAACTGCCCATTATCACTAAACATCATAATCCCTTTATTAATTGGGAGTACATGATGAATATATGCAGGTTTAATATCAGATACAGTAATATCAACAGGGTTGTCATCACTTCCTGTTACAGCAGATACTATAAAGAAATTAAAATAATCTCCAGGACGGCTCATTACTACTTGTTCATTAGCAACAAAACCTAATCTATTTCTGTGAAAAAATATTTTCTGAATTTCTAAGTCATTAAAACTAGGAAATGGGTTAGTCTCATCATCACCTACTTCTCTGTACTTCCAATAGTTATCGTCACCAGCAGCGTTAGCTGTAGTTTCATTTAACTTTTTAAAAGTAAATGTCCCATCACGGTTATTAACTAAAGCATGTGGCATTGTATCAGGGTCTAAACCCTTCAGCATATAGTCTGTAGAAATTGTACAGTTACTACTCGATATAGTACCACTAACTGTATCCGTCACAGTAAATGAATTAGTTGCAACAGTAGCAACAGTAAATAATCCATCTACCCCTGCACCTGAAGTAAAGTCTAAATAAACTTTATCATTAACAGCATGTGAATGTCCAGATTCATTAACTGTAATGGTAGTACCACTTCTAGTATATGTACCAGTAACTGCATCAGTAGAAAAATTATGTGGTCTAACACATTCTTCCCATTTACCACTACCTTGTGAACCATTATCAGCTAAAAATTTTACATAATAATTATCAGCTTCTACGTTATCTGAGTTAGCTATTTGTGCTATATAACCATGTTTACATTGAGATGGTAATCTACTTACATCTTGAGCTGTGTTACCAACAATATTCATAGCTTCATTTACAGCACCTCCTAAGAAGTTTACTGTAGGTGCAGCAGAGCCATAAAGATACAGACCATTACCAATTAACTCAGCAGTTACATTAGTTACATTAGCATTAACTGAATCAAGAAGAGCTTTAAGAATAGCAGCCATACCTAATTTACCTTCATCAGGATTTTTAGGACTTCGGTAAAAAGCTATACCAGAAACATCTTCATAAGTTTCAACTTCTTCAACTGTTGAAATATCAACTCGATATGATACACCTTCTACAAAAACAAATATATAATGAGCTAAAGCTTCGGTTTTACTTTCAGTTTTTATTAAGCCACCACTTTTTAAAGTAACTTGAGCAGTATATTTACTGTTGTAGTTTTGTGTATAACCTAAGAAATTACTTGCCGCAGTTCCACCTCCATCGTAATTAGGTACATTATCCCAGATAAAAGATTGACCATTAACTAAGACATGACCTTCTAATCCTATAATATCAACAGGAGTATTACCAGTTCTTGTGGTTGAAGGTATGTCAATCGAGTAATGAGAATCATCATTAAAAGAAAACTGTACTAAACCCGTTTTCTCTACAGTGTCTTCAGTTGAAGTCCAGCTATTTCCATTCCCTGTACTTGCATTAGTAGTTTTTGTAACTTCTAATGAAGTAGCACGAAAATATTTTTTAGGTGCAGGTGCTGTTCCTGTATATAAAACATATTCAGTGTTATAAGCAATAGTATCTAGCCTAGCAAAAGAGTAATCCCCATTATTAAGAGGAAGATCAGTAACACCAGACGTTTTAATTGTTTTTTGTGGGTTGGTGATGATCGTAAAGTCTTGGATACTTTGAATTGAATACCGATCTGTAGCTCCAGTAAGATAAGAATATACGGAATCACCTGAAGAGTTAGTTAGTGATAACTCTGTACCAGCAGCTTGGCCACTTTCTAAATCTACTAAAGCCCATATTCTGATAGGATGTGACCCAGTATTAGCAGGTGTTATCTGTACTAAATATTTTTCATTACCATCTCTTAGTATCTCATACCAATACCCATCGGAATTAGCATTAGTCAACGTCTTCACAAATTCTCCTGGAGGACGTTTCTTTAAGCCAAAGGTTACATCAGGTACTGCATTATCACATACCCTAAGCTGCCCTGGATATTTAATTGTATCGGGCTGTTGAGATACACCTCCTAAAAAGTTTGGGATTCGTTGATTAATTGCTGCCATTATCTTCTTTGTAGAACTTTATATGGTCGGTAAGTGCCAGCGGGATTTGTTCTTCCTTCTTGATCATTAAAGATATTATAATCAGCTTGGTTAGCATCATACTCTACAGCTAATGCTCTTGCTAATGTCTCATCTGTACCCATTAGTTCAGTTGATTTAAGATCATTAACCATACGATTAGAAGCAATACGAGATGCTCTAGTAGTTATATAATCTTTAAATACTTGTGGGATATCCTCAAAACTTTGCATCCAAATAATATCTACATACAGTTTTCCTTCACTTGTGTTTTCAAAATTAAACCTATGTTCATAAAGATCATATAACTTTACCACACCATTGTCACTTCTCTTAACAACATGAAAATCATCAAGGTGCTTAAACTGATTAAGATCAATCTGTAATACATTGTTAGGTACTATACAGTGGTTGTTGCTGTCTAATGTAATTGGGTATTGTTTTTCTGTATTGAAGACCCATCCTTCTGCTAATACTTCACGGCAGACTTGCTGCAGAGTGTTTTGTGCAATAACCACTTCGGGGCTTTGTACAGTTAATGTATTAACAGGTGACTCTCCAACACTCATCAATATAGAGTTGACTGCATCCAGTTCGGTGGACGCTCCATAAGATACGACTGCCATAATATAAAAAAAGGGGTACCGAAGTACCCCATAAAGTGTATAAACTAGAAAGCAGAGTTTCCAGTTGCAGCACCTGCGTATAATTCCACAGCTGCGGCTGGGTTTAGATAGTCGGCACCCATTGCGAGTCTTCCGAGTATCACATCACCCTGGTAAACCACTGACACATCGCCAGATGTTACCTGTACTTGAGGTCCAATCGCCTCTACGACACCTGCGGCTTCTCTTTGGAAGATTACACCACAAGACTTAGTGAAGTCACCTTGCTGACCGTACTCGTTGTTAATACCTGTAACTGAGTTACGAGCATCTTCAACGGATTGTTGTACAAATGAACCAAGGTTTCCAGGTGAAGTAATTCCAG